GACCTTGTAGATGCCTGGCCCGTAGCCGATATCCTGCCGAGCGATGCCCCAGCAGCTGATCTTGGCGTTCGGGTACTTGCCAGAAGGATTACCCGACACCCTGATGTCGCCAGCGTCCACAGCCTTGTAGAACTCGATGCCGGCCGCCGCCTGACGTTGCCGGGTCAGGTCGCTGTTCAGCTTCGACACCTGGTCCCGCGCGATGAGCTTGGCCCGTCGAGCCGTCGCCCCGGTCTCTTCCTGTATCTGTTTGGCGATGACGGTAGGCGATAGGCCATCCTTCATGCCGCCCAGGACCAGGGTCTCGACCTTTTCGAAGTAATCCCGGGGGATGGACTTGATCAGGTTGACGTTCTCGGCGGTGGAGGCTTCCAGGTAGTCCGTCATGCCCTTGGGCTTGGTGATCAGCTGGAATTCCACACCGACGGCCTGGTTGACCGAATCGCGGAAGTGCTCAGCGTTGTCCGCTTCGGCCCGGCTGACGGTGCTGGCTGCCACTCGGGCAATCTGCGCGTCGAACAGGGACGAGGCATAGCGCTGCGACACCCGGCGGATGGCTGCGAGGATCTGGTCAGTCCAGCCGTCCAGGGTCACCCGGGCGTCAGCGATGTACTCAGGCTTCAGGCGCTTCAGCTCAGGCTCCAGGGAGGCGACCAGCTCGGAAGCCATAGCCCTTACCAGTGCGCGCAGCTGGCCGAGGTAGTAGCGCTCGGCCGCCTGACTGGGCATTACCGGTTTAGGTGCCCTTGGCTTCTTCCGGCGCTTTTCCATCAGCGCCTGGTTCGTCGCCGTCAGTTTCGCCAAGGGAGAAACCGGGGAGGTCTTTGCCGTCGTCGCCAAGGCCATTGTCCTGATCCTTCTCCAGCTGCTCTTGAGCCTTGATCTGCTCATCGGTGATGGCGTAGGTGCCTTTCGACTGTGCGCGGCGCATAGCATGGCTTGGGCGAATCACACCGCTCTCGATGTTCATCGAATCCGCCTGGGCGTCGGCAAGGTCTTCCTGAGCCTGCTCATTGCCCGAAGGCAGCGACAACGGGTTCCACTCGAACTCAATGCCTTCCGGGTACGTGCCCAGCGCCGAGCGGATCAGCACCTGGTCAAGCGCCTCAAGGTCGAGACGCATCTGGCCGTCCTGCTTGCCCTTGATGGTGCCGTGGTACGTCTTCAGATCGCCTTCACCGGTTGAGCTGAGGCCTGCTGCTGATTGGCCCCACAACTCGGTCACCGGCATTTCAGCGGCGCCTGCCGTCCACACCATGAACTGCTCCATGATCTGGCTGAGGCCGGAGAAGGCGATGCTCTTGCGGTCGAATGTCTCGTTTCCTTCGTCCAGCAGAGCCAAGTTCACGATCGACTTCATCATGCCGAACAAGCGATACCGCTCGGTGATCATGTCTTTCGACGGACCCGCAAGCTCGCTCTTCAGGTTCTTCACGCTGATCGTGTCGACGTTGGCTTCCAGTACCAGGGAGGCGATACCGCCCTTGGTGGCCACCACATCGCGCAGGTCAGACATACAGCGGCGCAGGCGACTGTCACCCCAACCCTGTTCGAACATGCGCATGCGGCGCGGCAGGCGGGCCCCAGTGCGGCGGACGATGTGGCTGTAGTGAATCTTCTGGGTGCCGTTCACCATCATGTAGAACTCGGGCATCATCCAGTTCGGCTTGAGCGGGTCGGTCAGATTGAATTCAATCGGCTGGATATCCCAGCGATCGAGGACGACCAGATTCTTCAGGCCGCCTTTCTTCACCTTGTCCAGGTCGAGCGGACTGCTCAGATCCTGGTTGGTGACCATCAGCATCGCTGCGCCACCGTACAGGTCAGCCCAGCAGCAGGTGTCGAGGTAGGCTTGCTGCACGCCGAGGCGGCGCTCTTCCATCTCGATCTGCTTGGACTGCTTGCCGCTGAACTTGCGCCACTCTCGCAGCGCGTCTTCGTTCGGCTTGTCCACGATGCGGCGGGCAATCCAGTTGGACTGATACGCCGCCTCCAGCTCGTACTGGCCGACGAACTCGAAGCCGAAGGAGTTGTGCGAGCGCTTGTCACGACCGGTGCCGAGGTTGGCTACCAGATTGGACAGACTGTCAGTCGAGACAATCTTTCCATCTTGGACTTGAATTCGTGGTTTTGACTCGGTCATGTTTCTGTCCTATTCCGCGCCACGATTTCGTGATGCTTTGTTTCGTAGCGCGCCATTACCGACCCAAGCCCGTCGCCTTCCTGTGCCTGCGCTGTAACCGGTGAATCCCGTACAGGACCACGAAGAACATCGCGACCAGGAACCCAAGCCACAAGTGGGTCAGGATGTAAGACGGCATGTCACTTGCTCAGCTTCGGCTGGAGCACGATGCGGGCAACCATGACCAGAGCGCCCAGGATCGCGTAGATACCGGTCGGCAGTGCCGCCTGCAGTGCTGGCAGCATCTGTTCGGCCACGCTCAGGGCGGTGATGGCCGCACCCGCTTGAACGCTGCTCAGCCTCCAGGCGTCTTTCCAGTTGTCGATCAGTTGCATGGGTTACTCCGGCCGCTTGGGCAATTTGAATTCAGTGATTCGGTCGGCAAGGGCTGCGATCTTCTTCACACCCATGAATCCGATATACACGCCGGCCGCCGTAGCCATGGCCTGAGGAAGACCGAAGTATTCAAGGATCGGGATAATTCCCATGGTCAGCGCCGTGCACAGACCAGCCTCCAGAAAAGTCTGTTGCCGCGTGCCCCCGCCGTAGATGGTGCGCATCACAGCGACAGCGGCCGATGCAATACCCGCCCCGATAGTCGAGGAATGCTGACTTAGCCACGCGAGCACGATCAGCCAGTTGGAAGGATCTTTTTCTGGCATGGGGCGCATTCTCTGGCCCCTCGGGGCTGAATTAGATCCGGTCCCCGTGCATGGCCTTGCCGAAGCGATTAGAGGCTGCACGGGCACCAGAAACGAGAAAGCCCCGCACGATGGCGAGGCTCTGTTATGACTCTGCAGATGGCAGCCCTTTCAGGCCGCTGTCGTGGCGCTTCCCTTCAGTCCCCACGCTGACTGCTATCCCTGCGAAGTTGGCCGGCTTCCGCTACGGTCCTTCCGGGCTTGATTCATCTGCATTGGGGTGCCAGCTCAATCAACATTCCGACGGGGTGAGATCATCCTGTCGATCGAGCTGGCATTCCAATAAAGACGTTTCCGCATCTGCGGGCACTTATCTTGATGCCTTTTGGTCTCTTGCTAGGGACTGCATTACTTCCTCATCCGCAATTACCGCATGATGGACATAGAATGGCTCACTGGCTCAGTCCCTGTCAAGAGACCATCGCAAACAAAAGACCTTCATTGTCGAGAATCACCTGAACCTCCGACAGAGCCTCGTCTACCTGGCGCTCCAGAGCCTTTCGGATATCACGCCGCCAGCGCTCCTGGGTCTTGATCGGCGCCGAGTCATCGCTCCAGTTGTCCATTTCGTACCACTTGGCCTGCAGGGTGTTCACGCTGCGCTTCCCTTCTGCCCCGGGCAGCTTTGGGATTGCCCAGGTCACTACGGCGCATTTACGGAACTGCTCAGGCGCTGGCGAGCTAACTGCCCTCGTCAACTCCTTGATGGCGTCGTGCTTGCGCTCGGTGTGCGTCGAGAACTTCGCGACCAGGGCCAGCCAGTGCGCCGCGCTCAGGTTCTTGTGCAGGCGGCTGAACAGCATGCAGTCGACGAGCAGCGCCTCGTCCTTCCCGACAATCGCCCCCTTCTGCTTTGCCGCCTGGACCTTCGGCTCGAAGTCCTGGCCACCGAGACCGCTCATGGTCTCCGCGGCCAGCGCCCTGACGACTGCTGCGATTACGCTTCTGTAGATCATCTATCACCCCTGATATTTGCTGATTCGGCCTCGTACAGCTCCGCCCCTGGTTGTTGTTTCGCTCATCGCTACTTACTCGGTCATGCCGCATCCCCTGCGAGCATTTCGTAACTGATCGTGGTCCGGCCTACCTCGCCGAACTGGCTGTGATAGGTGATCACCTTGGCGTCACGGCCGGACATCCAGCCACCGCGGCTCGCGTGACTATCTGGCGCGGCCAGGGTCCGGTGCTGCTCCAGCTGCATGGTGTTGGTTTCGCGCAGTACGTTGTGGTGAAGGTGGCCGGTGTGCGCGTAGCTGAACCTGGTGCGACCGAACACTTCGCGAAATTTGGCGATAAACACGGTCTCAAGGGAGTCGATGCGCTTCTTGTGGCCGTGATGAAAGAACAGGGAGGTCAGGCCGTGCTCAAGGCAGTAGTACGGATCTGGCCGGGTGATGACCTCGATTCGCGGCTCGTTCTCGTACAGCGCGGCGAACAGTTCACGCAGCCACATGCTCGAGGCCAGGTCATGATTACCCTCAGCCATCAGCAGAACGACGCGCTCATGCTTGGCCAGCAGCATCGAGGTGATGCGACGGATCACGCCAATGGCGACCCGCACAACCTTCTGGAACCGGGTGTCAGCGTCAACGATGTGGCCGGATGTCGGGGTTACCGCGCTGATGCCGTCCCAGTGCAGGAAGTCGCCAAGCTGCGAGAATACGGCGGATCGGGAGTCGGGGGCCTGGGCGATGGCCGCGCCGAACCAGCTTACAAGCAAGTCCTCGGCGATCTTCATGTCCCAGTCGCCGCCGGTCTCTTCGCCCCAGCTGTTCATGCCCAGGTGGTAGTCGGTGATGACGTAGCAATTCAGCAGCTGATCCAGGGTATGGGCCGGGGCCTTCACTGCGATCTCGGGAACGATCTCCGCGGAAAGGGCAGCTACCGCCTCGCGCATCATTTCGGCCTGGCGCTCATGGTTGATCGACGATTTCACCCACTGCAGCTTGGGCTTGCCGTTTTCGTCGTACAGCGTCGACGTGCCCTTCAGGTGATATCCATCCGGGACGGTCTTGGTCATGTCGTGCTCGGGGCTCCAGCCTTGGCGGGCCAGCTTGGCCTTGCGTGACCACACCGTTCGCTCATGCATGCCGAAGTGGGCAGCAGCCTCGGGCACGTTCATTGTTGCCAGCGCTTCCTTCAGCTGCTCGTCGGTCGCCTTCGCCTTCATTGGTCGGAAGCCTCGCGCTTGGATGTAGCCACCATGCGGGCGCCGAAGAATTCGACCTTCTCCGCATCGTACAGACCATCCTTGTAGCCCTGCTTCACCTTGCCAAGGGTGCGAGCTGCGCACTTGCGCCAGATCGCCTTGAAGGCATTCCCTTCGGCGTAGCTCATACCCAGAGCCTCGATAATGTCGTTGCACTCAGCTTCGTATGGCTTCAGGTCGGGACTGGTCGGATCGGAGACCTGTACGCGGTAGTAGCTCACGCTGCTGCCGGTGTATTCCTGCGCCTTGCTGTTCTCGTCACTCATTCGGTCACTCCCTGTTTGTTTGCCTACGCGCGCTATCATATCCGATACAGTCCCTCTGTAGGGACCGTAATAATCAGAATGCCATCACTTATTTTCGACAACCCCGAGAATCATGTCGGCCCTGCGGCGCAAAACCTCTGCACGCTCGCGGAGCGTTCCAGATACGTCATCCTGCCCATTGCGGTATCCGTGCATGTAGGCCGCGCCGGACTGCTCTGGCGCCAGGTCATCACGACCACGCATGTAGCCCTGAACCATTCGCCATTCTGCATCGCTGTAGCTGTCTGGCTTTGCGTACTTCATTCCTTGTTCTCCCCCGCAAACCGCATCTGCCGCGCCCGGCTGCACTTCGCATGATTGCCCTCGGCGCGAAACTTGCCGCACTCAGTGCATTTGGTTTTGGTGACGTACCAGGGCGATGGCGCTGGCTGCTGGAACATGGATGGGCGGCGGTTCATGGCTTCACCATCCAGAAACGGTGGTAGGCCCACACAAGCAGGTAGATCGGCCAAAAGATCGAAGCCACAAACAGAACGAATGTGACGAAGATCGTGAGGTCTTTGGGTGGAGTCAGGCCGATATTCAGCCCAAGGATTCCGCATGCAACCATGAAATATAGGGAGATCATGCTGTCGCTCTCTTCAGTTCACGGGCCAGCGCCCGGTAGTGGGCCTTGATGCCGTTGATTTCTTCGACGGTGTACTTACGGGGCTCATGCGGGCCTTCTAGCCAATCAACCCGATCGGCGCCAATACGCAGCACCAGGCGGATGCGGTACTCGACTGCATTGCCGGACAGGTTCCGATTGCACTTCACGCATTGGCGGTGAATATTCAGCGGCTCGTAGCGCAACTCGGGGCACGCCCCAACGGAACGGTAGTGCCCGGCGTCCCAGCGGCTGCCGGTCATGAGGTCGTTGTCGTTCGGCATCGAGTCGCAGCTGATGCATGGCAGATGCGCATCACGCAGGCGCACGTATTCGTTCACTGCGGTCTGAGCTTCGCGCAGGTGGTCGGCCCGGCTCTTCAGCTTCTCCTTTCGAACCTTGATCTCTTTTCGCTCGACCTGGGCCAGAGCCTTGCGCGCCTTCTCCTGGTTCACGTCCTTGATGGCCAGGCCGCAGGCGTAGTTGCAGACGGCTTGCCCGAGGCGCTGCGGGACGAACGAGGTTTTGCACGCTGGGTTCTTGCACTTTTTCGGTCGCGGCCGCTTGCGCTCGATCGTCATGCAGCCACCTCGCTCAGCAGATCACCGAAGAACACGCCTTGCGCTGTGAACTCGGCGACGATTCGGTCGGTGTAGGCGATACCCTGGGCGCGATTGAACAGGCTGGTCACGGGGAAGCCGTCCGGCC